GCACGGTTAGTCCATATTCAACTTCCAGAACTAATGTTGGTTGAGCCATAATTATCGCGCCGAATAAATAAGACCACCAGGCCGCGTCTCTTTAAGGATAACCTGCCTTACAGCTCCTTCTAGCTCACGTCCCAATGCCTGCCCACCATTGCCGCTCATTTGAGAAGATGCCTGGCCATTGCTAACGTTAACGACGATGTTAGTGGAGATGTCGCCACCAGCCCCGCCTCCAAGCTGCACGGGGATACTCTTGCCATCAGGCAGGGGCACCACGGCTTCGTTGTAACGACCTTCGCCTACGAGGCCAAGCGTGGGGCCTGTAACGACGCCGCCGGAAGCAAATGCACGGAATCCACCAGGCGCGATGCCTCCATTGGCGAAACTAAAACCAACTGCTGAGCCAGGAGCGCCAAGGCTTGGTCCGAGACCGAGAGTGTTGGTCTGGAAAGCATTCGCTGCAACGTTGCCACTTGCGTAACCAGAAGTGCCGCCGCTCATGCCAGGGAGGATATTCAATGCCTGATTCAAAATGTACATGGTGATCATCTTCTGAATCATCTGAGCCGCCATGTCGGCAAAGGCACTACCAAGATTTCGGAAGAATCCTGCCAGCGCCTCTTGTGCAGTTGCAGCACCAGTAATGGCATCCTTAAATGCAGTGGCAAATGCATCCCCGATGGCATTGGCAGAGAACTTAACCATCTCTTGCGTTGATGCAAGCTTTTCTAGTTCTTGACGAAGATTTTTAATACTTTCCTGAAGGGAGCCGGCTTGTGGAATAGCAGCTTGAATGGCCGCAAGCTCAGCGGGATCCTGCCCAGCTTCTACTGCTCTTCTCTGAGCGTCCTCAAACCCTCTTTGCTGCAAGAGAATTGCAGCCTGTTGAGGATTAATTAAGCCAGCCTCAATTTTTGCATCTTCAAGAAGCCTGTTATATTCACGCTGCTGGTCTAGTCTTTTTTGCGCATCCTTAATTGCTTCTTTCGCTAGTTCGTTTTCATTAACTTGTAAATCAAGAAATGCCTGCTTTAGATTATTTTCCGCCACATACATTGCTGTCTTGGCGTCTTCAAGCTTATTGGCAAATTGAATCTCGTTTAACGATTTGTTAGCAAGAAGTTCGCCTTCTTTATTTATCAATTCTGAGACGTATTCTCTCGCGGCATTAAATTCCAATTGAGCCTTAATAGCCTTGGACACATTTTCAAGGCTTGCAACTTCTGCATCGTTGCCTTTTAATTTTGCATCAGTGATAAGTTGAGCAATGCGAAGTTCGAGATCAGACCCTCTCATTTTGAGCCTGCGGATGCTTTCCGAGTCCATGATTTGATCAAGAGGAACGCGACGCGCTTTTTCTTCTTTGCTTTTTTTGCCCCCAGTGGCATCCAAGCCCATGCCGGCACCTGGCCCGCCATAGGTGAAATCTTCTTTAGTGGCAGCGTCAAGCGCCGCTTGTCCACCAGCAGCACTAAATTGCGCCTGCAATTGATCGCGCCTCCTCTCCAAGGAGCGTCTTTGTCTTCCAGTGGCACTGCCAAGAAGTTGTGCATCTACTTTGTCAATCTGCGCCTTGATTTCAGCAACTCCAACCATGCCAAGGAGATTTCTGATTGTGAAAATAACCCCCCTGAAAGCTTTTACAATTGTCGTACTTACTTGCATAACAATATCAGCAATGCCCCTTACAATACGAGCAAAATCAAGGGCAAGCTTAGTCCAGTCGCTAATATATTCCTTGATAAAATCTTTATTATCATTCACCCATTTCGTGAAACCAGTGATTGTTTCAGCGAAGAAATCCTGAAATTCTGCGCCTGCTGGTCCCAATGCAGAGCCAATGGCAATCTGCATGTCATTCATTGCCTTTTCAAGACGACGCCCAGCAAATTCGGGAGCAGTTGCTATTTGCTCGGTAAAATCCGCATAATCTTGGTAATTTTCTTTGGCAAATTTTACAAATTTACCAATCCCGACTTCCCCCTTCTGTAGCTCTTCTTGGAGTTGCTCAAAGCTTAGTTTATTAGCTTGAGCAAACTTAATTACAGCACCAGGGAATCGCTCTCCAAGTTGGCCTCGAAGCTCTTCCGCTTGAACCCCACCCTTGCTTAAGATTTGAACAACAGCTCGCATCGCGCCATCCACATCCTCCATCGAGCCTCCCATGGAAGAAATGGCGAGAACGGTGCCCTCTAAAATTTCTTGCGTATCCTTAACAGAAAGTCCATACTGCTTTGTGTTTACCCTTAGCTGAGTGAATTGTCTGTAAGTTTGTTCAAGAGGGACAAATAATCTATTGCTGCTATCTACGATGGCTTCTTGGCCTTCGGCAAAATCTTTTGCGTCAATAGACGCAAGGGCGAGCCCTCTTTGTAATTGTTGGATTTTTGAAGCTGATTCCGTTACGGCGCTGGCTACTGCCCCTAAGTTATCTGCTAACTGTCCAATAGCAGCTCCCGTAAAGGCGCCAGGAACACCTCCCATAAGGCCGCCGGCAATGCCTGCTAATGCGCTACCAGGTCCTCCTCCTAGACCACCACCATAAAGAAAGGCGCCGCCAGCAGCGCCAAGACGCTGACCACCAGTTAATGGGCGACGAGTTTGTTTTTCAATTGATCGCTCTGTTTCAAGAATGGCATTGTTTAATTTTTTCCATTCACGCAAAGTTTCGCCGGATGGAGAAATGTCTCTTGCCCTGTTACGCAATACAACAAGCTTTGCCTCTAATGCATTCAAACTGCCAGGGGAAAATGCCCCTAGACTTTCTTGCATTTGAACGCTTTCAGCAAGGCGATCTGAAGCCTTTAATTGAACATTGATTTGTGCAATTTGCTTCTGAAACGCCATCCACTCTGCAGTGTTAGGCGAAATCTGCGATGCTTCAAGACGAGCTGCTTCTAATTGCCTCTGCAAACGCTGAACGCTGCCAATATCAAATGCTTCAGCTTGCGCACCGAGTCGAATGGCAGAAGCCTGCATTCCTCCACGCTGGCGAATGCCTTCAGTAATACCCAGTCCAGTTGCTTGCTGCTGAAACTTTCTACTGCCAATGGGAAGATTGGCAAGTTTGCGCTGCATTCGCGCAATTTGATTGTCTAGCTGTCTAAATGTATCATTAAGACTTGCACGCAAAGGAGCAGTGTCAAGCTTGATTTGCACGCTTTTGCCTGTACGTGCTACTTGCGCAACTTTTTTATTTACTTCCTCAATTTCACGAACAATTTTGCTCGCATTAGTTGTGAAATCAATTGTATAACGTGCCATGATCAGCGCCCCCCTCTATTCATCATCGTATTAACTATCTCATCAATGTCATCCAAAGTGGGCTCTGTCCATGGGCGAGCCGGAAGTCGTTTTCCAGATTTGGTGACCATGCCATCATGCACGCCTTCAGCCACATCATCTTTCCAAGTAAATTCAGCAACACTTGAGCTAATTGTTTCCCTTTGTTTACTTTGTAACAATGCGCCAGTATCAATAATATCCCTAGGGCTTCCTGCAACTTCTCCGTTTTTCCTTCGAGTGGTATTTGGCCAGTCCCCAGACAAAGGCCACTTTTCGCTTGCCATTTGCTGGTCAAAATCCTTATCCGCCCAATCCATTGCCCCTTCAAAAGTGCGCTGGCATACGCCTCTTAAAGTTATGAGTTTATTCACTTCGTCCTCTCTTACTCTCGCCTTCGAGAAACGTCGTGCATCCCGCGAAAGCGCCATAAGCCCATCCAACGCCTTGCCAATCATCGAATCAGCTTTAAATGCATTACTTTCAAAGCGAAGCTGATAGGCCATTGTAACAACGCAGTCCGTGCCAACAATAATCTAACATTTCAAGCCAATTCAGCGCCTATCATCCCCACAATCGCTGGTGGAAGCTTTTCGTGCTTCAAGGCCCATTTCAATGCATCTTTTGTGCTTTGTTTCATGCCGTATTCTCCTTTGTCAATTTCAAATGGCAAGAAATTATCTAGTTTTACTGCGTTTGCAGCGCCGCCTAGCGCCGACGTGACAATTACTGCTAGTTTTGCCGTGGCCACACTAGATGCGTTTGTTCGCTGCTGCATTGTCTCGTAACTATGCTTCAAAACATCGCTCAACAACTTGGTGGGCAATCGATGAAATTGCGATGCATGAAACAATGGATCAGGCAAGCCAAGGCTTGTCAGTTGACAAAAAACTTGCGTCCAGTCAGTACTATTATTAAGAGCATATTCGGCTTGCTCTGCAAGCCGCTCTATTAGTTTTTTGCTTCTTCCTCTTCCACTGGTTCCTCATTTTCAATATTTCTGTCCTCACCAGCCATGAATGCTTCCACTTCGTCAATCAATGCCTTGGGAAGCATTTTTGTATCTTCCATTGACCAATCCTCGGTGGGTAGCCATTTTTTACCTTGCAAGGCTTCCCCTCGATTCTTAAAAAAGATCGTGACAAGATCACCAAATTGCTCCCTGGGCGATGGAAGGGAAGCCATCAAAGAAATTGTCTCTTCAGAATATTCTTGCAATACACTCTCGCCGCCGCTGCTGCTTTGCAACATTGCAAATGCTTCTTCTTCATCAATACCCTTCTCTTGTGCAATCTTTTTTGCTAGCGCAATTGCACGTAGCGTAAACTGCGCTCGCTTCTGCCCCTGCTCCTCCCTCGTCCAGGACTCTTCGGCTAGCCAGCTTCCATATTTACGCAGCCGTAGATGCTCCCCAATTTGTCCATATTCTGCATTGCCGAGCAGGAAGATGTTTGAATACTTGCTCATAATTGCCCCTATTGCAAGGGAAGTCTAGCATTCACCACCCTTGTTGGAATGGCGCTTCCAATGGCCCTAAAGGGAAGGCTAACTGTTATCTCTTCATTGGCCATTACCAGCGTCGTCGTGCTGTCACATCCCCTCATGAAACAAGCAAGCCCTGCCTTAATAAATGAATCTCCCTTTTCCACATCGAACAGCCACACATTTTCACATTTGCTTTTAACTACTTTCATTGCGGCAGGAGGATATTCTCAATGGTCAGGTCTGGAATGACAATTCTATATTGGCCATAAACAGTATCAGACTCTGGCAAGAAGGAAAATCTTGCATCAGTCCAAACTCGTGAAATGCGATCTGCAGCTAAATTTAGCTTGTCAGAATTTGTATCGTAATCTACAAGCACAATCGTCCATTCTTTTCTCTGCTGAAAAGTGCCCACCCCAGGACGCGGGTTAAGACGTGGAAATTCTTGCAGAGTCACTTCAAGACCTTGCACTTTCCATTCCCCAGGCACTCCTTGACGCCCTGTCACATACACCGCCGGTATGCTCGCTCCCGTTGGCAAAAAGTAGCTGCCAATTAAATTGGGAGACGATGAAAGCAAGGTTTCAACTGTTGTTCTAAGCTGAGAAATTTTCACAATAAAAAGCCTTCCTATAAAGGAAGGCTAGCAAGGATGACTATGACAAATCAAGAATTAGGCTCGGTCGGGAGCAGGCTTGTGCCGCTAACAGTAATCTGACCAGCAGCCACAGGGCCACGGCTCATCAGATCGAAAGTAACCTGCACGAGGTTATCAGCAGGATAGC